GGCGCCGTGATTCCGACAACGATTGCCCAGCGCATCGTCGAAAAGATGGAATCCATCGGCATGATTCTCCCTCTGGTCACGCATACGGCATACAAGGGCGGCGTCTCCATCCCGACCAGCGCCGTAAAGCCTGTCGCGACATGGGTCGCCGAGGGCGCCGGGAGCGACACGCAGAAAAAGACCACGGGCAATATCACGTTCGGGTACTACAAGCTCCGCTGCGCGATTTCATTGTCGCTGGAAACCTCCGTCGTGACGCTCGGATTTTTTGAAACGACGTTTGTCAACAGCGTATCCGAGGCGATGGTCAAGGCGCAGGAGCAGACCATCATCAGCGGCACGGGTTCCGGGCAGCCGAAAGGCATCCTGACTGAGACTGCTCCGGACGGCCAGAACGTCGACATCACCGCGACCGGAAAGATCGACTACAGCACCCTTGTGGATGCCGAGGCCGCGCTCCCTCTGGCCTATGAAAACGGCGCGGTCTGGTTCATGACGAAAAAGACGTTTATGAAATTCATCGGCATGGTCGACAGCGCAAAGCAGCCAATTGCCCGCGTGAACTACGGCATTAACGGCGCGCCGGAGCGGACCCTGCTCGGCCGCCGGGTTGTACTCAATGACTATATGCCAAGCTACGCCGATACGGTCACGTCGGATACGGTCGTCGCATTCCTTTTCCGCCCGGAGGATTATATTCTCAACACCAATTACGCCGTGACCATCAAGCGGTACGAGGACAATGAGACTGACGACCAGGTGACCAAGGCGATCATGCTGGTCGACGGCAAGGTTGTGGACAAAAACTCGCTCGTGACCGTGACGAAACTCGCAACCGCCGGATAATGAGGTGACTTGAATGGCCTGGACATCTGAAAGCCTGCTCGCGCCGGTGAAGCTCTGGCTCCGCATCTCGTCCAGTAAGATGGACGACGAGTTGACACAGACCATCGACGCCTGCAAGCTCGACCTCTCAAATTCCGGCGTAAAAAATCTGGATTCCAACGACCCGCTCATCCGGCAGGCCGTCAAGCTCTACTGCAAGGCGCAGTTCGGGTACGACGATTCCGCCGGGAAATTTGCGGAAGCCTATGAGCATCTCAAGGCGGCGCTCTCCCTCTCCGGAGATTACAACGTCGAGGGGGCGTGACCATGTATTTTACGGATGAAATCACGCTGATTACCTATGAGGAGCATCAGGACGAAATCGGGAACTGGATTAAAACGCCGGTGAAAACGGAGGCGTTTTGCTCGATTTCCAGCATTACCCGCGCCGAATTTTTCGACGCCGGCCGGAACGGCATGAAGCCCGACTGTGTGGCTACTATGCGAAAATGCGATTATGACGGGCAGACCGAAGTAGAGTTAAACGGAAAGTGCCTGCACGTTTATCGAACCTATTTGCAAATCGCCCGCGCACAGCATCAGGCGTCCAGCAATCCCGATATGATTGAACTGCATTTGGAGGAAATTGCGGATGCCTAAAAAAATTAAACCAGAAAATCTTGGTGCGGCTATATCGGAAGCGGTACAGGAATATACTGCGGAAGTGACAGCGGGTGTCAAAAAAGACGTGCGCGACGTTGCTAAAGAGTGCCGAGACGAAATTAAGCAGAAGTCTCCTGTACTGACCGGAGATTACAAAAAAGGCTGGTCTGAAAAGACGGCTTATGAGACCACAAACGACCTGCGCATCACGGTCTATAACCGCACTGATTATCAGCTCACCCACCTGTTGGAGAATGGTCATGCCAAGGTCGGCGGCGGCCGTGTTGAGGGCCATCCGCATATCAGGCCGGCCGAAGAGCATGCAGAGAAGGAGCTCGAGCGTCGTGTGAAAATAACAGTGAAAGCCGGGTGAAGCAGATGAAACTTTTAGAGCTGAAAGCGATCTTGGACGGTACTGGGATCCCGTTTGCTTATCACTCTTGGCCGGTTGGCAAGGTCCCGGCGCTTCCGTGGGGCGTATATCTGGAGGCTTATGGGAATTCTTTCGGCGCGGACGATGTAGCTTATTCCTCCGCCCGTCACATGCAGGTGGAACTCTACACTGCAAAAAAAGACCCGGCATCCGAAAAAAAGATTGAGGACGCGTTGACAGCGGCAAGCATTTTTTATGAAAAAACAGAAGAAACATATCTCGAAACAGAGCACTGCTTTGAGACATTATATGAATTAGAGGTGTTGAACGATGGATAAAAACAAGGTCAAGTTTGGCCTGCGGAACGTTCACTACGCCAAAATGACCATCGGCGTGGATGGCACTCCGACCTATGCTGCGCCCGTCGCATGGCCGGGGGCCGTGTCTCTGGGCCTTGATGCCGAGGGGGACACAACGCCGTTTTACGCGGACGATACGGCCTATTATGTGTCGGTCGCGAATAACGGCTATTCCGGCGATTTTGAGTCCGCTCTGGTCCCGGACGAATTCCGGGAGGAAATTATGGGCGACGTCAAGGATGCGGACGGGGTACAGATTGAGGATGCGTCGGTCCAGCCGGAAGCGTTTGCGCTGCTTTTTGAGTTTGAGGGCGACAAAAACGCGATTCGGCACGTCCTGTATAACTGCAAGATGACGCGGCCGTCCGTTGAGAGCGAAACCACGGAGGATTCCGTGGAGCCGAAAACAGAGACGGGCACTATCACTGCGTCCCCGCTCGTGCTGCCGGAGCCCATTACTATCGGCACTGGGGAAACTGCGAAGACCATTTCCACGATTGTCAAGGGCAAAACTACGGCGGATACCACGACGGACGTCTATCAGGGCTGGTACAATGCGGTACATCTGCCGGGCGTACAAAACCCTAATATCACCGGTTAGCCGTCCGGTGTGAGCGTCGCTGCCGGCGCAACGGCTACATTCACGGTGACTGCCGAATCGATCGACGGCGGGACGTTGTCCTATCAGTGGCAGAAAGCTGTGGGCGGCGGTACGTTTGCCAATATCAGCGGCGCAAACTCCGCATCTTATCAGACCGACGCTACCGTGGCAGGCGACGATGGCACGCTGTATCGGTGCCTTGTGACCAATACTAAAGGCGGCCTGTCCGTGACGGCCACGACAGTGGCGGCGATGCTCACGGTAGCCGGCTGACAATACCTGCCAAAAGTGATATAATCTATTTATCACGATGAAAGGCGGGATTGATATGTTCGGTGGGAAATCGAAAGAGGAAAAACAAGCGGAGCAGATGCAGAAATTCCAGGCGAAATATCACTTGGATGAGCTCCAGCCTCAGGACCTCGAGACCGTAAAACAGATCGCGACGGACCTCGCCGGGAATGGATTCCTGAAAGCTGGGATGGCGCTGAGCTTTTCGAGCGCGCCGGATCAGGCAAAGGTAACCTACCTATCGGCGCTGGTGGAACAAAACTGGATCATCATCAATCAGCTGAGCCGCATCAACGCCGGCATTGAAAAGCTGCTGGCAAAGTAAGACTGCAAAACTTCATGGTGAGCGTCCTCTTTGGAGGGCGCTCTTTTTATGCCCGAAAACCGGCCAACTCCGGCATCGGGCCGAAAGGATGAACGATATGCTGAAAACGATCACTGTAAAAGGCGCTGACGGGAATGACGTGCAGGTAAAAATGCGGGCGGATGCCTCTGTCCCGCGTCTGTACCGTATCAAATTTCGGCGGGATATTTTTAAGGACCTCGGGGAGCTGGATTCCAGAATGAAAAAAGCCAAAACCGAAGGCGAACAGCTGAGCGCATTTGACCTTGAAATGTTTGAAAATGTGGCCTATCTGCTTGCAAAACACGCCGACCCGGACAATGTTCCGTCGGACCCGGATAAGTGGCTGGAACAATTCGCCATGTTTTCGATTACGGAAATTCTCCCAGAAATCCTTGAGCTCTGGGGGCTGAATATGCAAACTACCAGCGTCCCAAAAAAAAAGAGCGGCCCACAGAGCGGGAAGTAAACACCCCGCTCTTTTTGTTACGCTGCGTGGAACTCGGATTGAGCATATCAGACCTTGACCTGCTGACTGTGGGTATGGTGTTGGATATGTTGACCGAGCAGAAAAACGACGAGTACAAATATCCGAGGCTTGCGACGCAAGCCGATTTTGATAGGTGGTGATTTTCAATGGCATCCGGTGGAAGGATTAAAGGGATTACAGTCGAGATCGGCGGGGATACGGGTCCTCTCTCCGCCGCGCTGAAGGGCGTCAACGGGACCATCCGTGAGACTGGGTCGCAGCTCAAGGACGTAAACCGCTTGCTTAAACTTGACCCGACAAACGTCACGCTGCTCGGTCAAAAAGCTGGAGCTGCGCAAAAAGAACTGCTTGCCCTGCAGGAAAAAGAGAAAACCCTTAAAGCCGCAGACAGCGATTTGAAAAAGCAACTCTCCGAAGGCAAAATTTCCACGGAGCAGTACCAGTCTTATCAGCGCGAACTTATTTCCACACAGGAAAAAATCAAGGGTTTAAAAAAAGTGTCCCATCCGGTCGCTAACGAGCTGGAAGCTTTCGGGGAAAAAGCCAAAACTTCCGGGCAGAAAATTGCAAGTGCCGGCGAAAAAATGCTCCCCGCTACTGCAGCAATCGGCGCGGTTGGCGGTGCCGCAGTCAAAACTGCATCTGATTTTGAGACATCCATGTCGCAGACGGCTGGCGCACTGGATATCCCGATGGATAAGATGGGCAGCCTCCGCGATCTTGCCATGAAGATGGGCGCAGATACGCAGTTTTCGGCAACAGAGGCCGGGAACGCAATGACGGAGCTTGCCAAAGGCGGCTTGACCGAAGCGGAAATCCAAAGCGGCGCGCTGAAATCCACAATGGATTTAGCAGCATCTTCCGGGATGGAGCTGGGAGATGCAGCTAATACCGTTGTTCAGGCAATGGGCGGCTTCGGCCTTTCCGCAAAGGATTCCGCGAAAGCCGTCAACGCTTTAGCGGGCGCGGCGGCTGCATCATCTACGGACGTTGGCCCTCTTGCGGATGCCCTCTCGCAGTGCGCTGCGCAGGCGCATACGGCAGGGTGGAGCATACAGGATACCACGGCTGTACTCGGCGCGTTTGCCGACGCAGGGATCAACGGATCCGATGCCGGTACATCCCTTAAAACGATGCTGCAAAGGCTCGGCGCTCCGACGGGCGCCGCCGCGAAGGAAATGAAATCCCTCGGAATCAATGTGTGGGATAGCAGCGGCCACATGAAAGATGCGGGCGGCATCGCGGATGAATTAAAAACGCACCTTGGCGGGCTGTCCGACCAGCAGAAGCAGCAGGCGCTGACTACGATTTTCGG